TTCGCCGCCGTGTATTGGGTTGTTGTTTGCGTCTGTGTAGAAAGTTGGATCGCCAAATGTTTCTACAAGATCTCTTTGCGAAGTTAACAAGTATACTTTACCAGCATTCGCTGCTAATGTACCTGGTGCAATACCAGTTCCTGCGCCGTTTTGTTTATTCTCGGCTGTTGCTACAAAAATAATAGGGGTTGTTCCTGGCTCAGCTGGAGTGTAAAAACTCTCATCAATAACTGAAACCTGAACGCCTGGTGATACTAATGCCATTTTAATTCTCTCCTATGGATCATCTGTTATTACTATTATTTAGCTGATCTGTGGAGAAAATACGGTTTAACGGACCATTAACACTATAGTTTATTGATATAATTCATTAATTGATCAATATTAAACTCTAATTCTTTCAATGTGCTGTTGTTATCAATGGTAAAATTTGCCATCCATTGTTCAAGACTCATACTGTCTTTTGACTCTGGTGGAAGATGGTCGCTACGGTCAACCCAAATAGCGTAATCAAATACACCTGTGTTTTGCATAGCAAAAAATTCACGCTTATTGCGTAACCCGCAATAAATGTCGTGTGCTTGGAAGATTTCTCTTCCTAGGCGTGCCGCATCAGGAACATTATAATCGCAGATAGCATCATACCATTCTGCTCTGTGATTATGCCTGTCAGCGTAGCACTGTTCTTCATTATCGTATCCATACTTGTCCTTTAACTGATCATAGATAAACAACTTGGAACAGAATTGACTGCTCGACTCAAAACTATAACCGTACTTATCTCGTAATATTTCGCAGACAGTATCTTTACCGTGTCTGCCATGCCCAATAACTAACAACTTTTTCTTCATAGTTGTAATATAACAGTTTTAGATCTATTTGTCAACCAATTAAAAAGCCGTAACCTACGCCGCCTGCTGCTGCCATGTCTAGGTCTTTTTCAAGTTTTTCCATTTCGGCTTGAGATTCGGCTTTAAGTGTATCGCCGTTAAGTGTAGTGCCGCCACCTGGTCCAACAATAGTGCTAAACTTTGAACGTGCTTCACCTAGCATGTATTTGCAGTTTGCCAGTGTGTAATCTTTAATCCACTGGTTTGCTTTGTAGTCGTTTAGTATTTCAAAGTCTGGTCGATAGTTGTAACAATATAACATTACTTCTTCATCAGCCCTAGGGCGCTGCAAAATAGTTAATTTTTTATTTGAAGTGTTCCATACAAATTCTATAAAGCTACCGAACATACGTCCAACTAATTCTTGTTGTTGTGCAAAGAAATCATATGTTGCAAGTCCACCAATGCCAGATCCTGCAAGTAAATATGTGTTTGTATATGCCAAGTTAAATGGTTCAAACAAACTGCCGCCGTCTGCGCTGGCTCCAAGTCTGCTACCAACGTTACGTCTATATACTTGTCGTACTTCGATAATTTCTGTTGGTAGTGTATATTCGTTTACATCAGGTGATAAAGCTAATATTACATAACTTTCTTCAACGCTGTTTTCGCTGCGCTGTCTATACTTGTTGAATGCCTTTTTAAGTGCAGTTTCGTAGTGTATAGGATCTAATTCAACGTCGACCATGCCGCCACCTAAGAAGGTGTTTACATAATCATAAATCTCTTGGAATCTAGTAGTGTTATCGGCCATAATTTGTCTCCACTAGTATTTATCGTTGCGATAAATACTTACATGCCACGTATTAGTTTATATAGACCAGAAAAAAGCAAAGACTATGATTTCATGGATAATATTATCTATGAACAATTCACTGTAGGTGGGACAGATGTTTTAATACACAAATATCTAGGTCCTAAGATTACAGACTCGGAAAAAGCATCAGCAGAACAGCCTGTTTACGATGCTGTAAAAGAAACAAATATACAAGATTTGCTTTTTTTAGAAAACCGTGATAGAAAATACGAGTCTGATATTTACACATTGCGTGGGCATTATAACTTACAAGACACAGATTTTGATTTAAGTCAGTTTGGTTTATTTTTACAAAACGATACAATATTTTTAACAGTGCATATTAATAGCAGTGTAAAAACAATTGGTCGAAAATTAATGTCGGGCGATGTTTTAGAATTACCGCATATGAAAGACGAATATGCTGCAAACGATTATAACATTGCATTGAAACGTTTTTATGTTATCGAAGATGTAACAAGAGCTGCTGAAGGATTTAGTCAAACTTGGTATCCGCACTTGTACAGATTAAAGTGCAAACAAATTATGGATTCACAAGAATACAAAGATATTTTAGATTTGCCAGCAGAAGAAGGCAGTGCAAATACACTTCGAGATGTACTTAGTACATATGAAAAAGAAATGCAAATCAACGAAGCAATTATTGCACAAGCAGAAGACTATGCAAAAGCAAGTGGATATGAAACTACTCAGTTTTTTACAGTTAGTGTTTTAGACAACGGCGAAGTTGCTATTGTTAGCACAGATTACGATAGTTTATTATCCGATGGCACAATTACAGTTGACACAGTATTTGCTTCGCCGGACAACACCGGATACAAAGGATACTTAGTTGGCGATGGATTTCCACCCAATGGTGCACCGTACGGAGTTGGAAGCGGATTTCCATCGGCACCAGACGAAGGTGATTACTTCTTAAGAATTGATTTATTACCGAACAGACTATTTGTATACGATGGTAACAGCTGGAAAAAAGTTGAAGATGCTGTGCGTCAAACACTAACTAATAACAACGACAGACAAACACAAAAAGGTACATTTATTAACAACACAGCAGTTAATACAATACTTGGTGAGGATGTTACAGAAAGACAAGCACTTAGCAAAGCTCTAAAAATCAAGGCGGATAATTAATGCAATATTTTTATGACGGACAAATACGTAGATATCTAACACAAATTGTTAGAGCTTTTAGTAATTTTTCATACCAAGACGGCGATGGAGATGTGCGTACTGTTCCTGTAATGTATGGCGACATCACACGTCAAGTTGCAAATATAATTCGTGATAACAGTGAAAACAAACTGCCAAGTGCTCCTCGTATGGGCGTTTATATTACTGGCTTGCAAATGGATAGAGCAAGATTAAGCGATAGTAGTTATGTTAGTAAAATTAACATCAAGGATCGTACGTTCGATTCTAATACTAGTACCTACGATACAACACAAGCAAAAGGATATACTGTAGAAAGATTGCATCCAACTCCGTATACACTAAGTGTTAATATTGATGTATGGAGCACTAGTACAGATCAAAAACTGCAAATACTAGAACAAATTTTTATGTTGTTCAACCCTGACTTAGAATTTCAAACCACTGACAATTATATAGACTGGACAAGTTTAAGTGTACTACAGTTAGAAAATATTAACTTTAGTAGTAGAACTATACCTAGTGGAACTGAGACAGAAATTGATGTTGCAACACTAGGATTTATTGCTCCAATTTATATTTCGCCTCCTGTTAAAGTTAAAAAACTTGGCGTTATTACAGATATTATTACAAGCGTTTTTAACAACGAACAAGGTACTATTAACCTTGAAGGATTTAATCCTCCAACTGATGGTAAAGCATGGAGTGCTAACGGCGTTACAGTATTACCAGACGGAACAGTTGTTAATGAAAATGGGGTAACAATTACTTCAACTGTGAGTAGCGGAAGCGGAAGACTAGACTTGAGCAATCCTATTGTTGCAAGCTATAGAAACTTTGACGTTACTGTTCAAAACGGTATAGCTAAACTTGTGTTAAACAAAAAGCTACGCCTCGGTGAAATTAACTGGCTTAATGTTTTAGAAGCCGAAGCGCCGGCAAAATATCAAAATGGCATCAGTCAAGTTAAGTTATATCGTGCAGAATTAGGAACTCCTATTGTCGGAACGTTTACTATAGGCAATGATAAAATTGATATGTTAATAGACTATGACATTGACACATTACCTAGTGATACTGTTATTAACGGTCCTGCTAGACAAAATGGTAGTATCGATTATGTGATTAATCCGATAACTTGGAACCCATCTGCACTAAAAGTACCTGGTACAAGAGCATTGTTAACAGGCCCAATCGGTGGCAAGGTAGAAAGAAAGTTTACACAAACCGAAAAAACTACTAGAATAGACACTGACGTTGATTACGATATAATTTACAGTCATCAAGTGTTTGTAGACGGGGTTCCTGTAGCAACTACTGCTAGAAATATTGATGACAAGTATGTTATTGATTTTGCTGTGGCACAAGATATTAACAGCAATATTAGATACGAATTATACTTAAATGAAGATGGTGCTGATGCGTGGAAAAACACAGATACTACTGACTTTGTTGCGGATGCAAATGATATCGTAGAATGGGATGGCAACAATTGGCATGTAGTATTTGACGCATCAGAAACGTCTGCATTAACATATGTTACAAATCTCAATACTAATCAGCAGTTGTATTGGAATAACTTTTACTGGCAAGCAAGTGTTGACGGGTACTATCCAAGAGGTACTTGGGAACTTGTTCTTTAATAATAATTATTTGTATGAATAAAATTATTTGTAGTGGTGCATTATTCTATAGTTTAGACACAAAAAGATTTTTACTTTTGCACAGAGCACAAGGAAAAAAAGGAAACCTGTGGGGGTTAGTTGGTGGTACCAACGAAGAGTGTGAAACTCCATGGGAAGGATTAAAAAGAGAAATAGATGAAGAAATTGGAACAGTTAAAATCAAAAAAACTGTACCGTTAGAAACATTTATTAGCAATGACGATCATTTTCATTTTCACACATACTTGTGTGTTGTAGAAAAAGAGTTTATGCCTGTTCTTAATCACGAACACAACGGATACAGTTGGGTTAGTTTTGGAAATTGGCCAAAGCCATTGCACTACGGGCTAAACAACACTTTAAAAAGCAAAACAAATACACAAAAATTAGAAACTGTTATTCGTCTTGTGGATATGATGATCGATTAAATTGTTCTTGTAACCAATTGAAATTGTTGATCTTTTTAAGAGCTTCGTTGTTATCTTTATTACGTTGGCCGTATTCACGTCCTAGTATAGCACCAGCTATAGCATACTGTCCAAACGGTTTATCGTCGCCTTTAGTACACCATGCATTTAATCTAAATTCAGTTTCTTCTTCGTTCTGACGATTGATAGCACGACTTGCAAGTTTTACACATTCTCTAAATCCACTACGCCATGCACTAAATGCATCTGTGTTAAATGCTGTCTTGTTACTCATCTCCGGAATAGCTTTGAAATTTTTACTAATGCTAGTGGTCATGTCTGCACTATCAACGTCAACATTTCTTGTTAGCTCAGTGGGCAACAATTTAACTCCGCCGTATCCGTATACCAAGCTATTAACTGGATTATAACTACGCCATACATAAACTGTGCTGCGTCCGTCAACATCGTAACGTGCAATTTGATAATCAAATTTAAAAGTATCTAATATTTCAGCATCACCGTCAACTACCCAAAACATTTCTGTGTCACAGAGATTTGCTGCTTGAATGTGCGCCTGGTGAATGCCCTTTACTTTATCTACACGCTTAACATGTGGATAGCGTTGTTTTAACAACTCGTAATTTTCGTCTGCATTTGTTTCGCCGTTGCTGATAAACACAATATCGTAGGGTTTGGGCATACTTGCAATTTTGTCGTATTCTTTTTTAACTGCAAAAAATCTATAATCGATTTCTCTCTGGCTTAAAGGTTTATGCTTTGTTGTTAAACTAACACCGTCAAAGTATTCTCCGTTTTTCCACACATGATTTATTTTACGTTCGTATTGATTATGATAACTGATATAAAAGTTCCAATCAAATTCTTTATCAATTTCTATACTGTCGTTGATCATAAAGAACATTTCGTTGTCGGTTTTTTCTAGAGCTGCTTGATAATCGTTAAAATTATTAACTGTAAACACAGGATACGGCTTAGGAGTACTTGCAACAATATCCCATTCTTTTTTCTTAATATAGAATCTGTGTTCAACTTCTTTCTCGCTAACAAGCAAATGTCTGCTAAACAAAACAATGCCGTCTCTGTGTTCACCGTTTAAAAACACATGATTTATTTCTCTGTCATATCTGTTATGGTGACTAAAATATAAATCAAATTTAAAATCATCAGCAACATTTACATCAGCTGGAACACCCCAGAACAGTTCGCTGGTTGTATTATACAATGCATCAGTGTAATCCTCGTAACTGTTTATTACAAATTTATCATACGGTTTTGGTTGACTTGCAATTATTGCATGTTCTTTTTTATCTATATAAAATCTGTGTTCAACTTCTTTTTTGGTTATTTCAACACTGGTACTGTAAAGAACAATACCGTCGTAGCTATCTCTATTTAAAAATACATGCGTGGTATTTCTATCTAATACATTAGCCTCGTTAAAATAATCATCCCATTTAAATTTATCTTCTGGAATAACATCGCTCGGTATTCCCCAAAACATGTTTGTTGTACTCGAGTGTTGTGCATCCAAGTAGTCTTGATATGTATCGATAACAAATCTTTCAAACTTTTTACTCTGACTTACAACTTTTTCGTGTTCAATTCTATTTGCAAGAAAACGATATTCGATTTCTTTTTGTGTAACAGGAGCATGTTTGCTGTATAATACAACTCCATCATATTTGTTACCATTTAGCCACACATGATTGTTTTTTCTAAGTTGGCTCTGATGATTAATATAAAAATCAAATATATTTTTATCTGTAACTTCTACATCCTGTGGAATTCCCCAAAACATTTCTGTTGTGGTTTTTTCTAACGCTTCTAAATATTGTTCATAGTTGTTTATTTCAAAGCAATCATACTGACGTGGCTTACTAGCCATTATGCGTATTTCTTTTTTCTTAACAAAAAATCTATGACTTAATTCTTTTACAGTAGGAGCATAATTTTTAGGAACAAGTGCAACGCCGTCAAGTTGATCTATATCACCGTTGCCAAATACATGTACAAAATCTAAACTCCATTCGTCTGGGTCGTAACTAAACTTAAATGTATCACGAACCAACACATCGTCGTACACTAACCAAAACATGTCTGTGTTACTACGTTCTTGTGCTTGTTCAAATGTATCTACAACTTGTAATTCTGGAAATCTTTTAATTAGTTGACTATGACTAGTTCTATCGTCGCCTATATAAAAAATGTCAAATTGCTGTTTGCCTTTGTAAACGT